TAATTATCAGTAAAGATTCTGGTGGTGGAGGATTTGAAGGAACTTATTTTTCTTCAACAAGTCCAAAAGTATTTACAGTTAAAGTTATTACTAAAACCGCAGCTTCTCCATATCACGGTGTTGGAAGCACGTTAGGTTATGAAGTAAATGGTATTGAAACACCTATTATTGAATTAAAAGGTAATGATACAGGCAAACCTTACTACTACAAGTTTGATCAATCAGATGCATCAAACGCTACACACCCATTAAGATTTTATAACAACGTATCAAAAGGAACTCAATTTACAACTGGTGTAACAACATCAGGCACACCAGGTAATGCTGGTGCACACACAACTATTGCAGTTGATAATGATACACCAAACGTTTTATACTACCAATGTTCATCACACGCGAACATGGGTAATTTTGTAAATCATAATTCATCTACAATTAACACAGGTGTATTTTTAAAATTACCAGTAGCTGATGGATCAAATGGTCAATCAATAACTACTAATGGATCAGGGACCTTATCTTTTGCAACAGTAACAGAAACAAAACCTACAATTTCATCAGTTACTCCTTCGGTTATTACAAATGATGCAACAAACGTAGTTATAGCTGGAGCTAATTTTCAAGAAGTTCCTTTTGTTGATGCAATTAATTCTTCAACAGGAGCAATAGTAACTGCAAATTCTGTAACATTTACAAGTGCAAGTTCTATTACGGCAAACTTTACATTACCAGTAGATGGTACATATTTTATTAGAATTGAAAACAATGATGGATTAGCTGTAAGATCAGGATCAGCAATATTAACTGTATCAGATTTACCTTCATGGACAACTTCTGCAGGTAGTTTAGGAACAGTGGCCGCAACAGGAAGTGTTAACTTTACAGTTGCAGCAACAGATGCTACAAGCTATGCTAAAACATCTGGAACTTTTCCAGGTGGTGTAAGTATTAATGCAGGAACCGGTGTAATATCTGGTACTGAGTCAGGGTCAACTGCTACAACTACGTATAGCTTTACTATACGAGCAACAGATGCACAGGCCCAAACAGCAGACCGTGCGTTTACTATTACAATATCTCACGGCGCATCAGGAGGAGGACAATTTAACTAGAATATTATGACAGCAATAGCACCAACTACAGAATTAAAACGAACTATATCCTCAGCAGGAAGCCAAACTAAATGGGGTGCTTCTGCTTGGGTTAAGCAGATGTATTCTAACAATAGTCAATCTCAACCAGTATATTGTTCATCAAAATCTGATACTACTGGAAATTTAAGAGGAATATTTGTGACGTCTGATGATAAGTTACAAGTAGCTTATTATGATGGTGGTTATCAATTTCGAGTAGAAACAAATAGATTACTAAGAGATCAATCTGCATTTTACCATATATGTATTGCATATGATTCAAGTCAAGCAACTGCAGCAGATAGAATTAAAATTTATATTAATGGAGTTTTAGAAACAAGTTTTTCTACTTCAACTTATCCTGCACAAAATGCTACATATAATTTTTTTGGAACAGATATTACTCAATTAATTGGTTCTTTAAGAGAAGGTTCAACTATTTGTAATTCATGCGTAATATCACACATACATGTTACAGATGGTTATTGTTATCCTGCAAGTAGCTATGGTTCAACAGATGCAACCACTGGACTGTGGAAAATAAATACAAGTCCAAGTGTAACTTATGGAACTAATGGTTTCTTTTTATTAAAAAATGATGCCGCATTAACAGATAGAAGTGGTCAAGGAAATAATTTTACTTTAGGTTCTGGTACAATTACAGCAACAAAAGATTGCCCTTCTGATAATTTTTGCACGTTTAATCCTTTGTATCGTGATGATAGTAGTGACATTAGATACTCAAATGGAAACACTACTGTGTCTAATGTAGATACTGTTTGGGAAAGTACTTATGGAACATTAGGTTTTACAAAAGGCAAGTTCTACTGGGAATTAAAAATTGAAGCATTAAATTCTTCTAATGGTTATGCAAATGCAGGAATACAATGTATAGATAAAGTATTTGCTGGTAGTGGTACTGGTATGGGATTTGCAGGAAACACTAATGCAAATTTTACAGCTAACACTGCAAGTGCAGGTTTTGAAATAGATTATAGAGGTGGAAGTAATAATAATAATATGAGTGGTGGTTCAAATTTAGGCGATACAGGAATAGATTATTCTAATGGAGATATACTTGGTTTTGCAGTTGATATGGATAATAGAGCATTATATATGCACAAAAACGGAACTTATATTACAGTAGGTGGAAATGTAGGGGTACCAACATCAGGTGCATCTAAAACTGGTGCTATTGCAATACCAACAATTGTTAGCACGTGTTCTCCTGCGGCTGGAATTTATGGTGCAAATGCAATATTTAATTATAATTTTGGAAATGGAATGTTTAAAACAACGGCAGTAGCTAGTGCAGGAAGTAATGCTTCAAATATAGGAACGTTTGAGTATGATGTTCCGGCGGGCTATACTGCGCTATCAACGAAAGGACTTAACGAATAATGGCCTACACAACTATAAATAAGAGTTCGAGTTACATAAAAAATTTAACATATGCAGGGAACGGTGGAACAAATAATGTTACAGGAGTTGGATTTCAACCTGATTTTGTTTGGGTAAAAGATAGAGAATCTACATCAAATCATAATCTTTATAATAGTGCATCTGGAACTACAAAATATTTAGAATGTGATGCAGGTACAGAACAACAAACAGGTGCAAATACTTTAACAGCATTTGGAGCCGATGGATTTACTTTAGGAGACCATGGTGAATCTAATGGTAATGGTAATGGTTTTATTAGTTGGAATTGGAAGGCAGGGACAACATCAGGAATAGCAACTAATGGTGCTACTGATATTACTCCATCTTCTTACTCATTTAATCAAACCGCAGGTTTTAGTGTTATAAACTATACAGGGAATGGTAACACTCCCACACAAATAGCTCATGGTTTAGGAGCAGCTCCAGGTTTTATAATTGTTAAAAGACTTTCAGCTCCAGACAATAACTGGGTAGTTTATAATCCAGGTACTGGTTTAGGTAATACTAAATATTTAAAATTAGATACAACTGATAATGCTATTACTGCAGGTGGAGCAGCTTGGGAAAATACTGATCCCGATAGTGTTAATTTTACAGTAGGAGATCACGGTCAAACTAATGCAAGTGGTGAACCTTATGCTGCTTTTTTATTTGCTGAAAAAGCTGGCTATAGTAAATTTTCAACGTACATGGGTAATGCTAATGCAGATGGTTCTATGATCTACACTGGTTTTGCTCCATCATGGGTTCTTATAAAAATGACTGATGGTTCAGCAGATGGTTGGTGGATTGTAGATAATACAATTGGTAATATGTTACCTAATCCTAACACTAGAATGTTAGTAGCAAATACAACTGGAGCAGACAATACTAGTGTATCTCCTTTTATAGATTTTTATAGTAATGGTTTTAAAATAAGATCAGCTTGGGCGGGTGTAAACCAAAGCACAAGTACTTATGCATATTTTGCTTTTGGGCAAACCATAGTCGGCACAAATAATACTCCGGCGACTGCCTTGTAGAGGTAGCCTCGCATGTATTTTGGTGCTACACCCTTTTCGGCAGCAGCCTTTTCAGATGTAGGTTTTTCTCCTAACGCGTATGTTAATGTATTAGGCAACAGATTAAATGTATCTGTTGGTAATTCAACTATTATTGGACAAGCTAACGTATCTGTTACAGGTAAACGAGTAAACATAGGTACTAGTGATGTAACTATTGTTGCAAAAGCTGTAGAAGTATTATCAGGTAATGGTTTAGAATTAGGTATTGGTAACGCGCAAGCTTCTATACCAAAAAATGTACCGGTTACTGGTAATGCATTTGAACTAGCAAATGGAACGGTAATAGTAAAAGCAGGTGCTAAACCAGATATAACTGGTCAAGGTTTAGATATTGGCACTGGTAATGTTACAATTATTGGTAAATGTAATTTAACAGTTACAGGTAATGGCTTTGAAGTAGCTCTTGGTAATGCAACAGCTAAAGCAAATGCAACAGCTATTGTTACAGGAAAACGAGTTAACATAGCTACTAGTGATGTAACAGTAATAGCTAAAGCTAAAATATTACCAACTGGTAATAGGTTTAATGTTGGAACATCTGACGTATTAATTAGAAAATGGGAAGCGGTACCAACAAACGCTACTCAGATTTGGACGGAGATATAATATGTTTTTTGGAGCAACATCTTTTTCAGCAACAACTTTTGCAGGGGTCGGAATACAAAATGTAGTAGTTTTAGTTAATGGAAAAAGAGTAAACGTAGCTGTAGGAAATACAACAATTGGGTCAGGAGTTAGACCATCTGGCAGTAGAATTAACCTTGCATTAGGTACGGTTTCTGTGGTATCATGGAATCCAATAGATCCAAACGCAGGGCAAACATGGGTCCCAATAGACCCACTTAACCCATAGGAGAATTATGGCATCAACATACTCGAGTAATTTAAAATTAGAATTAATGACTACTGGTGAGAAGTCAGGTACATGGGGTACTATAACTAACACCAATTTACAACAATTAGAACAAGCTTCATCTGGATATATATCAATTGATGTTGCATCTTCAGACCAAGCATTAGCTATAAGCAATGGCGCAGTATCTAACGGTAAAAATTTATATTTAAAACTTACAGGTACGCTTGGAGCTAATAGAACTGTAACAGTTCCAGACTCAGTAGAAAGAGTTTATGTAGTTCAAGACGCAACAGATAGATCAGCTAATAGATATACTTTAACTTTTAAAACTGTGTCAGGTACAGGAATAAGTTTACCTGTAGCATCAACTTGTTTAGTTTATGCTGATGGTACAAATGTTAATCTAGGTTTAGTTCAAAAAGGATATATTACTACAACAGGTACATATACTACAGTTGCTAATGATCAAGTATTAGTAGATACAAGTGCATCAACAGTAACAGTAAATTTACCTGCTTCACCATCTATTGGTAATGAAGTGCATTTTATAGATAGTAAAAATTTTTTTAATTCAAATAATTTAACCATAGGCAGAAATGGTTCTAACATTTTGGGCTCAGCATCAAATTTAGTAGTTAGTGTAAACGGTGCAGCATTCACTTTAGTCTATGTTAATACGGCTAGAGGTTGGGTCTATAAAGATAAAATATAGGAGCTTAACAGATGGCTCTCATTGAGTTTAAATTTAAACCCGGTATTGATAAACAAGACACAGAGGTTGGAGCTGAAAACCGTTGGGTTGATTCTGACAATGTTAGATTTAGATATGGACTACCAGAAAAAGTTGGTGGTTGGGCTTCACTTACTACGGATACAATTGTAGGTGTTGTTAGAAAACAACATGCTTTTGTAGATAACGATGGTAATAGGTACGTGGCCCTTGGAACAGATAAATTTTTATTATTATATTTTGAAGGTCAACTATACGATATTACACCTGTTAAAACTACATTAACATCTGCAACCATTGCAACAACAAATGGTTCACCAACATGCACAATTACAAAAGCAGCACATGGTGTAAAAGTTGGAGACATTGTACAATTAGATTCAGTAACTTTACCAGGTGGTACAGGTTATCAAAACTCTGATTTTGAAGATAAAAATTTTCAAGTAATAGGTGTACCTACTACAGGCACATTTACAATTAATCAATCAAGCAATGCAACTGGAACAGTATCAACTGGTGGTAGTTTAAGTGTAATACCTTATGAACATATTGGTCCTAGAGAACAAACATATGGTTATGGTTGGGGAATGGATCCTTGGAGTAATGGTAAATGGGGTGAAGCAGCTGCAGCATCTGATGTTACACTAGAACCAGGTCTTTGGTCATTAAGTAATTATGGAGAAGTATTAGTTGCAACAATATTAAATGGTAAAACTTTTACATGGGATTCTGGTATTGCTGCAAGATTAACTACACGTGCATCAACAACTACATCTAATTTTGAAACAACAAACAATCCAACTAAAACAAGAGTTACATTAATTTCACCAACAACACGTCACTTAATTCATTTAGGTACAGAAACAATAATAGGCACACCTGATTCACAAGACGATATGTTTATAAGGTTCTCGGACCAAGAAGCAATAAACACTTACGCACCTTCAGCAACTAATACAGCTGGAACACAAAGACTACAAGATGGTACAAAAATTATAGGTGCATTAAAAGCTAAAGAAGTTATTCTAATATGGACTGATAATGCATTGTACACAATGAAGTTTATTGGTTCTCCTTTTACATTTGGTTTTGAACAAGTAGGAACTAACTGTGGATTAATAGGACAAAATGCAGTTGTAGAAATAGACGGTGCTGCGTTTTGGTTAAGTCCTAAAGGTTTTTTTATGTTTGATGGTACTGTTAAATCTTTATCTTGTACTGTTGAAGATAATGTATTTGATAATTTTGATACTACAAAAGGACAACAAGTTTCAGCAGGTTTAAATAATCTATATACAGAAATTACTTGGAGCTATCCAAGTGCATCGTCTGATTTTAATGATAAGTATGTTGTATTTAATTTTGGTGAATCTGCTGGTGTACCTGGAGGTGTATGGTACACAGGAACAGAAGCTAGAACAAGTTGGATAGATGCAACTATATATCCAAACCCTTATGCAACTAAATACAACTCAACAGCTACCGGCACATTTCCTGCGGTGGTTGGACAAACTGGTTTAGGACAAACTACATATTTTGAACACGAAGTAGGAACAGATCAAGTTAATCCTAATGGTACTACAACTGCTGTTTCTTCTTTTATACAATCATTTGATTTTGATTTAGAACAAAGACAAAGAGATGCACAAGGTAAATCTTCAGGACCTAAAGTTGCTGGAGAAGTATTTTTAGCACTACGAAGGTTTGTACCAGATTTTAAAGTATTACAAGGAAATGCAAAAGTAACTATTGGATTAAAAAGATATCCTCAACAATCAACTACTAATAGTACTTATAGTCCTTTTACTATAACATCTAGTACTACTAAAAAAGATACAAGAGCACGTGGTAGGTTCTGTAGTTTTAAAATAGAAAATGATGCATCTAGTGAGTCGTGGAGATTTGGAACTTTTAGAGTTGATGTACAAGCAGATGGGCGTAGATAATGACAAAGATAAATATAAGAATACCAGAACCAAAACAAGAATATGATGTATCTAACCAAAAACAAATTAATAGAGCTCTAGGTTTAATGAAAGAACAATTAAACTCTACATTTTTAGATGAGCTAAAACAGGAGCAAGAGAGAATTTCTTGGTTTTTAAGTGGCTAATATATATACAAACGCAAAAATAGATTTTACAGATACAACAAATACTGTTGTTTATACAGGTCCAGCAGCTACAACTAGTATTATTAAATCAATATTAGTATCAGATGATTCTGGTAATGCTGACAGTATATCTGTTACCCTTACAGCAGGAGCATCTGTATTTAACTTGTTTAAAACAAAAGCAGTTGCAGCAAATACAACTATTGAGTTATTGACACAACCCCTTATAATACAAGAAAACGAAATTTTAAAAGCACAAGCAGCCACAGGAAATAGGTTACATATGGTTGTTTCTGTGTTACAAATAAATAGAGATTAATATATGGCATTTATAGAAGAAGGATCTGTAGAATATATAAAAGTTGATGGCAAAGAAGTACCTGTCGTTAAATGTGAAGCAGAAATAACTTTAAAGAATACAAAAACAAATCAAGAATATAATTCTGATAAAGAAGCAGAAGACGATATTAATAATCCAGATACAGATACTGTAAAAGAAGATATTTTAAGATCTGTAAAAATTAAAGTTGCAAAGATACCAGCTTTAGGCGCATCATCTGACAAGGACGAATAATGGCTATAACAAATTCACAACAAGCTAAACAAATTATACAAAAAAATAAAAAGATAAAAGGTCAAGACCATATGTTGGCTTACATTACACCAAATGAAGCTGAAAAATTAATGACATTAGGTGGTCGAGAAGTAATGACTAAAGAAGGTATACCAGCTTATCCTGAATGGGATAACTATGGTGTCAGTAAATCTGATTTTGAAAAAGGGGATTTTTCTAAATCAACAGACAAAACTGTAAGAGACTTAGCAACTGGAAAAACTGGAGTATCAGCTTCGGAGTTAGCTAAAAGAAATGAAGCAGAGAGAAAAGAAGCAGAGAGAAAAGAAGCAGAAAAAAAAGAGAGAATAAAAAACGCAAAAGCTAGAACAAAAGCAAAAAAAATATCAGACAAGAAAAAATTTGCAATGATTAACTACATTGACAAAAATTTACAAAAAAACCCACAC